GAACGCCCCAATTTTGTGTTCAAAGCATCCCAAAAAGATGAGTCTGTCAAGATTGGCAAGGAAAAAGTGCGGATTTTTGAAGGTTCCCAAATGCTACTGACGTTTTTCATCAGGAAGTACTTTGGACCCGTCTTCAATTTGGACACAATGTTCAAGATTGAGACTGGGAGCATGGTTGGGATGGACGCTGCTGGCCCAGATTGGCACTGGATGAGAAGCCACCTCAACAAATACAACGACAGTGAGGCCATAGTTGGAGATTGGCCTCATTTCGACACCTCATTGTCATACCAGGAAATTATGGCAGTGTTGTCAGTGTATATTGCACTGGCTTCCGAGTATGGGAAATACACCGACGATGACATTCATGTCATGTGGGTGTTGGCTCAAGAGATTGCAAGACACTTGTCACTGTTTAAGGGCGACCTCCTGATGTTTGAGGGTAGCAACCCATCAGGCCAAGGAGGAACAGTTCAACTCAACAATGGTGCAAATGCAATTCGACACAGGGTGTCGTACTATGACATTGGATTGAAGATCCCCCTCATTGAACGGACCCATATCCATGAAGCTCCTCCAGTGGAGCCTGTCAACATGAGTGGGTATTCCCTACCAATTGATTACCGGAAAAACATGAGGGATTTGGTTCCTGGAATCAAGAGGTTTAAGGATGTCGTTGGGGAGACATACTATGGCGATGACTTCCAATTGGCTACGAATAGGAGTGCTATTCCATGGTTCACACAGAAGTCAATTGCCGAATCTCTTAAGAAGCAAGGGAAACCATTGACCAACACATCTAAGGGCGAGATGGAAGAGGACTTTACGCCGTGGGAACGAGCGGATTTCCTAAAGAGGGGTTACAGATGGGACGTGGAAATGGAGAAGTACATGGCCCCATTAGCATTGTCATCTATCACAAAACCACTATTTGTGTGGCCCAGTAAACTTCCGTTCACACCGGAAGTCCACACGTCAGTATTGATTGGTAATGCGATGCGAGAATACTTCCAGCACGGGAGGGAAGTGTTCAACGAGAACGTGGAAGGAATGGTACGACTGGCGGAGAAGAGTGGTGCTAGACCATTTCTCCTAGAAAACCAGTTCGACTATGACTCCTACAAAAACACATACCTAAGGGGGTGTGAACAAAGATATGCGGAAATTAAGATGGCATACCTTAAGAGGCAGGCTACGGGCTCTGTCCCAACTGAGGAGTTGTAAAATACCAAATGTATGTATTGGATACCAGTGTAATTTAGAATCTTATGCTAAAATACGTTAGGCTTGCATACATAAGTTCGCGCCTCGCCGTTGACCCCTATTTAGGGGAGTGTTCGCTGCACACAATAAGAAAAGCCTGGGGTAGATTGATCCGTCTACCACTTGTAAACTGGATTGCTACAACTTATTCAACAGTGCAGGCTACTAAAGTGCCGACTACTTTTAACCAGGAGACTCTTACTATGAAGGAGTCCGAAACAAATATGATGAAATCTTACAATAATAAGGTTGATACTACTGCTCTATCAGTTTTTGCTGATGAGGAGCAATTGTCAATTTCTAACTTTTTGTCTAGACCAGTTGTCATATCTGATTATACTTGGACACCTGGCCAAGTTACTCCATTCACTGCAACTTTTAACCCGTGGACACTGTTTATGACAAATCCTAGGGTCTCAAATAAAGTCGCCACGTATATGTATATACGTGCAACTATGAATTTAAGGTTTTCAATTAATGGGACACCTTTTCATTATGGTCGTCTGATGGCAGATTATTCAATCTTACCGGGATTGGATACTGGATCTTCTATCAATACATTGGAACCTGCTAATGCAGTGCAGGCTTCTCAAAGGCTGTGCACTTACATAGATCCATCTTGCGCATCATCTTACGACATGTCTTTACCATTTGTGTGGCCCTATGACGCAATTGAGATATATAAGGGTTTTGGTCCTATGGGGACTATGAGTATTAGGGAGATGAACCC